GATTGCTCCTGTAGATTTCAATGCTGCTGTAAATGCTTTGTTTGTAGAGGCTGGGGCATTCGGGGTTGAGCCAGTTTCTTCACTGCCAGCGTCTGGGGATTTTGATGGGCAACTGGTTTTACTGCTTCCAGAAATTACCATCTATCGCTGGGATGCAACGACATCGGCATGGTCAACCGACATTTACACCGCTTCGTCGGTAGAAGCTGGATCGCTTACATTTGCATCATTCGCGGCTGGCATTGAACCTGTAGGCGTTGTCACCACACTACCAACGGTGGCTGGTTACACTGGCCCACAGGTTGTCGTGCTAACCACAGATGGCAAGCTGTATCGCCTTGTAAGCGGCGCTTGGACCGCTGCTGTTAGCACATCTGACATCAATGGAACACTTGGGGCTAACTTGTTCCCATCAGGTCTACGGCCCGTTGAAGTTGTCGCATCCTTGCCTGTGGTCGACCTATACCAAGGTCGCATTGTTTTGCTGACATCAGACAACAAGATGTATCGCTATACTGGATCGGCATGGACTGCGGCTGTTCCTGCCACAGATTTGACAGGCCAAATTACTGGCACCCAGATCACAGATAATGCCATCACGACAACAAAGATTGCGGCTGGCTCCATCGAAGCTGGGCAGATCGTGGCTGGAGCTATCACGGCTGAAAAGATCACCGCTGGTGCCGTATCCGCTGACAAGATTGCAGCCAATGCGGTCACCGCTGACAAGATTTTGGCAAACTCGGTAACGGCGGCAAAGATCGCTGCTGGATCGGTCGAAGCTGACAAACTTGCCGCCAACAGTGTTGTCGCTGGCAAAATTGCGGCTGGTGCGGTTAACGCAAATCAGATCGCTGCCAACGCCATTGTCAGCGCCAAGATTGCCGCTGGTCAAATCACTGCTGACAAGATTGCCACAGATGCCATAACGGCTGACAAGATTTTGGCTGGGTCTATCATCACCTCAAAGATTGCTGTCGGTGCTGTTACGGCAGCAACGCTGGCTGCCAACAATGTTGTTACCACTTCAGCCCAGATAACGGATGGCATCATCACAAACGCTAAGATTGGAAACACTATCCAATCAGATGCCTTTGTGACTGGTGTGAGCGGCTGGCAAATTCTGAAAGGTGGGTCTGCTGAGTTTAATGGCGTTGTTGTTTCTCGCCAGCTTGAAGTCGATACTGGAGTATATACGCTTCCGTCTACCATTAGTGATAACAACAGCAATACATTGGATTTGTTGGCTACATATTTCATCGAAACAAATACGGCTTCTTCTGCATGGACCGGAGTAAAAGAAACCTATATGGCTTTGATTGGACAAGAAGGCAACGGTGTTGGCACTGGAACTGTTTATGCTTTGAATAGCAATATTTCTAGTCAACCAGCGAATATTCAATGGGGTTGGGAAGGTCAGGTTCTGCCACTAACAAGATGGTCTGGAAACCAAAGATTGTGGATCAAGGTCGAACTATACACTAGACTTGTAGACAGAATCGAAAACTTTCAGTTACGTTGGAAGTTGATAAAGGTGACATGATATGGAAGGCTTATCTGTTGGGAAGATAGTTGGGGGACAACAATCACAAGACGGCATTACGCTTCATGTGATCACAAGCATAGAGGGTGAACTATGTGGTATTGGGTTTGACTTCTATCCACCAAGCGATCCAAATTTTGCATGGGCATTAGCTGTCTTGCATGGTCTTTCTGACTGATTACAATGCAAATGAAATCATGATATAGTCCACGCAACACATCTGAGGTGAACCTATGACTAAGCAAGTTCAGCGCCGCCGTGGGACATCCACACAGCACACCAGCTTCACAGGTGCAGATGGTGAGATCAGTGTTAACACGACGAACAAGTCGGTTCATGTGCATGACGGCGTAACGGCTGGCGGTGTGGAAGCGGCGCGGGCTGATCTGGCTAACGTATCTGACGCGAACCTGAATGCGGCGCTAACGGGGAATACCGTAGCGGCTTTGACCATCACATCAGCCACGATCAACGGCGGCACGATTACGGGCATTACTGATCTTGCCGTTGCAGATGGTGGGACAGGCGCATCTAACGCAGCAACCGCCCGCACAAATCTTGGTGCCGCTCCGTCTGCTGCCCCAGCATTTACAGGCCAAGCATCCTTCGCAGACGGCTCCGCAGCCGCACCATCCATTGCCCACACTGGCGACCTCAACGCTGGTTTGTTCTTTCCTGCTGCGGATACCGTGGCTGTGTCTACATCTGGCACTGAGCGTGTGCGTGTGGATAGCAGCGGCAACGTAGGGATTGGCACGACTTCGCCTGCAGCCCAACTTGATCTTGCGGCAAACAACACCGCTGGCACTGCTCTCAATGTCCTGCGATTTACTGATACAGACCTTAGCGCAACAGGCCCGCAAGAACTTGGCAAAATTGAGTTTTACTCAGCCGATAACTCTGCACCCGGGGCTGGAGTAAAAGCATCAATCACAGGTATTGCGGAAGTTGGAAACCCCGGCGGCGGAATTGCATTTAGCACAGACTTGCTAACAGGAACGCCAATTGAGCGTATGCGTGTTGACCGAAATGGCAACGTAGGGATTGGCGGCACTCCTGCTGCTTGGAACTCTGCCTATAAGTCTCTTAACATAGCCAACGCATATTCAGGTATTGCTTCAAACGGATCAAACCGTATCCAAATGGGGCAAAACTATTATATAGACTCTACTGGGGCGACTCTCTACGGCATAACAAGCCTTGCTGCTCTTTACTACCAATCGTCAGGTATCCACCAGTGGTATACCGCACCATCAGGCACCGCTGGAACTGCAATTGCATTTACTCAAGTTATGACGCTTACAAACGGCGGCAACTTGGGGATTGGCACAACTTCGCCGCTTGCAAAGGTCCACTCGCAAGTAAATACGTTTACCACAGCCGACATGGTTGCCTATAAGGCCTACAACAATCAAGCCGTTGGTGTTTACGCAAACTTCCAAAACTCGGCTACTGGCACAGCCATTACAGATGGTTTCCTGATTGGCATAAACGACAGCGAAGACGTTGTGTTGTCAAACTATGAAGCTACTAACATGATGTTTGCCACCAACTCCACAGAGCGTATGCGTATCGACTCCTCTGGCAACGTGGGGATTGGGACGACTTCGCCTACAACCCTTCTTTCTGTTGATGGTGGGACGTACAACCAAACAAACTACGCTGCATCTGCCCTAATGAAGTTGCAGTACGCCAGCGGTACAAAAGCTGCTCCGACTGCCGTTTCTGTATCATCCGCCCTTGGCATTTTTGCTGCCTCTGGCTACGATGGCGTTTCCGCTTACCGTTCCACGGGGCAGATAGCCTTTTATTCTGACGGTGCTATCAGCCCAACCTCCGCGCCCGGGCTTATGATTTTATACACAACGCCAACGGGTACCGTAACCCCAGTGGAGCGCCTTCGTTTAGGTTCCGCAGGTCAATTCGGCATTGGTGGTGCAAACTACGGTACATCCGGCCAGACCATCATTTCGGCTGGCTCCGGCGCTGCCCCCGCGTGGGGCGCTGTTGGCGCGGCTGGCGGTGGTACTGGGATCACGTCCTACACCATCGGTGACATCGTCTACGCCTCCGGCACCACAACCCTGTCCAAGCTTGCTGACGTAGCCACAGGCAACGCCCTGATCTCCGGCGGCGTGGGTGTGGCACCATCCTACGGCAAGATCGGCCTGACCACCCACGTCTCCGGCACCCTTCCGGTTGCCAACGGTGGCACGGGGGTCACCACGGCCCCTGCGGCTGCGGCTGCCTTGCTAGGCTACACGTCAACGCCCACGGCGGCTGGCACAACTGTCCTGACCAACACCAGCACCCAGTACCAACTGTTCACTGGCGCGACCACGCAGACGATCACGCTGCCCGTGACATCCACGCTGGGGACTGGCTGGTCGTTCCACATCGTCAACAACTCCACGGGAAGCCTGACCGTCAACTCTTCCGGCGGCAACCTTGTGACAACCATCATTAGCGGTGTGACCGCAATGGTGACCTGTATTGGCACCACGCTGACCACCGCCGCAGACTGGGAGGCTGGCTTCACTGATTTCCAGACGCTCACAGGCACTGGTGCGGTGGTGCTTGCGTCAGCCCCCGCGATCACTGGCGGGTCAATTGACAACATGACGGTCGGCGCGACGACACAGGCTTCGGTCAGGGGTACGTCACTGGTATCCAACTCGGTGATCACTGACGGCTTCATAACCCACGCAAACGGAACACTTGCCCTTGCGTTTGCCACTGATGGCGTTGCTCAGGTCACGCCAAACGCCACAGGTACGTTCACCACCACCGTGCCTGCGGCTGGTACGCGCTGCACCCTGATCGTCTTGACCTCCGGCACCACCAGCTACACCATGACGTTCGGCACGGGCTTCAAGACCACTGGCACCTTGGCCACGGGTACGGTCTCTGCGCGTTACTTCATTTTCCAGTTCATCTCCGATGGCACTTCGGTGATCGAAGCTTCCAGAACCGTTGCAATCGCGTAAGGATACGAAATGATCACCACCACATGGACCATCTCACAGCTTGACCGCAGCCTTCCTGACGGCGCTGTCTATACCGCGCACTGGCAAGTCGTTTCGGTCGAAGGCGACTACAGCGCGTCCACCTACGGCACAAACGGCTTCCTGCCCGACCCAACAGCACCTAACTTTGTTCCGTACGATCAACTGACGGAAGCTGAAGTTTTATCTTGGGTGTGGGCCAGTGGCGTGGACAAGTTTGCGGTTGAAGCTTCTTTGGCAGATCAAATTTACTTGCAGCAAAACCCCGTCACTGCAACTGGGGTACCTTGGTAATGATAACCGAAAACCTCTGGAGTATGCTTCTTACCGCTGGCTTGACCCTGTTTGGGGCGATCCTGCGTTACTCCTTTGGTGAAATCCAGCGGCTGCAAATCTTGTTGAACCGAACGCGGGAAGAGATGGCCAAGGAATATGTCACAAAAGCAGAGGTCCATGCGGACATTAACCGTGTTATTATCCGCATAGACAACCTTGATGCCAAGATCGAACGCTTGCTGGAAAGGCTCATCAAATGAAAGAAACACTTCTTTGGCTTTTGTTTGCCGGAACCTTGGTGGGCATCCTTGTGATGTCCAAAGACGGTTTCTACCGCTACCCATGCCAAGACCCGAAAAACTGGTCAACGCAGCAATGCCAACCGCCTGTTTGCGTAGCCTCAAATTCATGCCCTGAAGAGCTAATGGGAGATCGAAATGGCAAAAGGTGACGCCGCCTTTTTGGAAGCAAAACTGCGCTACTTCATTGGGATATCCCTGACCTTCATTCTTGGCGGGACGATCTTCACCATTCTCTATTCGCTGGTCTTTGTGACCCAACCAATGGGGGAATCCAGTGAAAATGACCGCAAGTTCTTTGAGCTACTGACCCCCATCGCGTCTTTCATCGTTGGGGCCTTGGGCGGCGTTCTTGCGGCAAGCAACAACAAACCCCAGAAGGAAGAGGAGAAGACAGAATGATTGCGCTTCTTGGTAGCCTATTAGGTTTCGGCACATCGTTCCTGCCGCAAATCCTCGGCTTTTTCCAACAGAAGCAAGAGCATAGGAACAAGATTGAGACTATGCGACTGCAGGGTGAAATGGCGGCACAGGGTGTGCAGCTTCAACTGCAAGTCATGGACAAGCAGGCTGAGATTGAGGAAACAAAGGCGATATACAACTATGCTAACCCTTCTTCTGGATTTGCTGCACAGCTTGCATCCACTGTCCGTCCTGTTATCACCTATATGTTTTTTGCTCTATTCATGGCAACCAAGGTCGTGATCATGGTCAAGGTAACGGAACAGGGTGGAGATTGGATGTCCGGCGTTGACCTGATGTTTGACGACGAAACCAAAGGACTATTCGCTGCGATTATTTCGTTCTGGTTTGGTAACCGCGCTGTCAGCAAGTACATGGGTAAAAAATGATCCTGACAAAAGACCACATCATCCACATCCTGCATGGTAATGCTGATGCTGCGGCGTGGGCCGATGCGGCAATGGAAATCTTGCCCAAGTACGAGATCAACACACCCAACCGTATTGCTGGCTTCTTCGCCCAGTGCGGCCACGAAAGCATGAACTTCACGGCCCTGTCCGAAAACCTGAACTACCGCGCAGAAACGTTGGAAAAACTTTTCTCCAAGTATTTTTCCAAGGCTGGCCGGAATGCGGCAGACTACGCCAAGCAGCCTGAGAAGATCGCCAACGTGATCTATGCCAACCGCATGGGCAATGGAGATACTGCCTCCGGCGATGGTTATCGTTTTCGTGGGCGCGGCGTCATCCAACTGACGGGCAAGGATAATTACAGCGCCTTCGCCCTGTCCATCAAGATGACGCTGCTGGATGTGATCGACTACGTCCAGACCAAGAAGGGGGCGCTGGAAAGCGCCTGCTGGTACTGGAACAGCCGTAAACTGAATATCGCCTGTGACGAGGGCGACATTGTCAAGATGACCAAACTGATCAACGGTGGCACCATTGGCCTTGAGGATAGGCGCAAGCACTACGAGGCGGCACTGACCGTTCTGGGTGGTGCAGTTCCGGCACCCATTGCCAACGCGGCAACCATTCCTGGCGTCCTTAAAAAAGGTTCCACGGGGGAAAACGTCAAGCGGATGCAAGCTGAACTGGGTCTTGAAGCTGATGGCGTGTTTGGCTCTGGCACCGAAAGCGCCGTCAAAAAGTGGCAGGCCGCCAACGGTCTGGCTGCTGATGGCATCGTCGGACCTAAGACATTGGCTAAACTGCTCGGATGATGTAAGGTCATCTCAGACACAGGGGTAAAGCCATGGCAGGACTGACGTACACCACCTACAAGACGCAGATCGCGCAGATGGCGGTCGTGGCGGAGGATGACCCAAACTTTTTGGAAATCCTCCCCATGATGATTGACTATGCCAGCCTTCGCATTTGCCGCGATCTTGACCTTCTGTTCACATCCGTATCGCTGCATGGCGCAGGATATGCGTTGACAGTTGGCAACCGAAACCTGTCTTTCTCGCAAGACTTGGGCAATGGAACGTCTTTTGTGGTCAGCGAACAGATCAACCTGATTGTGAACGCAACCATACCCACTGACCCAGACACAGGCACCCGCGTTCCTTTGCTGCCGACGACTAAGGAGTTTTTGGATGCGGTCTACGGATCGTCGTTGGCGGCCAACCGTGGGGTGCCTAAGTATTTTGTGCCGTTTAACGACACTCTATTTTTTGTTGGGCCTGTGCCGGATCAAAGCTACTACGTTGAAGTGGTTGGGACGGCCCGCCCTGCACCACTTTCGGTTGCGGTTCCAACGACCTTCATCAGCGAGTATCTGCCTGATCTGCTGGTAATGGCGTCGATGATCTACATCTCGGCCTACCAGCGCAACTTCGGCAAGGAAAGCGACGACCCACAGATGGCGCAAAGCTACGAGAACCAGTACCAGTTGCTGCTCAAGTCGGCTGGTGTTGAAGAGGCCCGCAAGAAATTTGAAGGCGCGGCGTGGTCGTCACAATCTCCGGCAACCGTTGCCAGCCCAACGCGAGGCTAACACATGGCCCATGCAAGCCTGAAGCTTATCCCCGGTGTTGACCAGAACCGCACTCCGGCGCTGAACGAGGCAGCCATTTCCGAAACCAACTTGATCCGTTTTATGCCGGACCAACAAGGCATGGCGCTGCCACAAAAGCTTGGCGGCTGGACAAGGTTTATCCAAACAGCCCAGTGGGACACCGTCCGCGCGCTTCACGCATGGTCAGACACAAACACACACAAGTACTTGGGGATTGGCGCTGACTCTGGCTTGTTTGCCAGCGAAAGCGGAAACACGGCGATTAACATTTCGCCGCAATACTACACTGCAAACATACCAGTTAGCTTTACCACTACCGCTGGAAGCAATGAAGTTGTCATCACCGACACTGGATCAAACATTACATCGTACGATTCAATCTACATTCAAACGCAAGTCAGTATTGGTGGTCTTGTGCTGTCTGGCTTCTACACATGCGAGCGAAACGGGGCAAACACATACAGTATCCTTGCCAAAAACATCATCGGAGTGGTAACTCCTGCAACTAACAGGTTCTTGGTTACAACCATAGCCACAACTGGCGTTGGACCCTATACGGTCACTGTAACGCATCCCACAGACACTACAGTAAATGTTGGGGCCACGGTTGTCTTTTCTGGGGCCGGATCGTTTGCCGGACCTTACACAGTCCTAACCTCTTCATCTGGGACATTTACGTTTTCTACCGCAACCAACCTTGGCAGCGCGTCTACAGGCACATTTATTGCGTCATCGGTAAGCGGTGGCGCTGTTGCTACGTTTAAAGCAACAATCAACCCGTCAACGCCAACGATAACTGTGACTTTGGAAGACCATGGGTATTCCGTTGGTTCCACTTTCCCAATCTTGGTTCCCACCGCCATTGGTGACGTTACCATCGGTGACGTTATTCTGTACGGGAACTACATTGTGACATCAGTGCTTTCCACCAGCACATTTACAATTACTGCGGCAAGCGCCCCAACAAATTTATTTGAAATATTTTCTGCCTCTTGGGCTGCGGGTGCAGTTACAATTGTTATGAACAACAATGCGGTCGTCCCCGTGGGAACTTCTGTTGTCATAGCAGGAATGTCGCCAGGTGGATACAATGGCACATACACCGTAACGGTTTCTTCGGCTGGGTATTTCGAATACGCCAAGGCAGTAAACCCAGGCAGTGCAACTGTCTTTGGAACTGCTAAGGTAAATGCAATTATTTTTAAAATGAATGACGGCTTGGCGCGTCTAAACTACTACATTGGCCAACAATCAACGACACCACCTGTCGGTTACGGCACAGGCGGCTACGGTGACGGCGGGTACGGTACTGGTGTTGTTTTCAGTGGTACTGGTCGTGTCTACACATCGGTGACTATTGTTGGAAATGGAACCATAGCAGAAGGATTTCTTAACACAGGAACCGACATTTATTTGACACCTGGAAGCATAATTGCCATTTCTGGATCAACTTATTTTAATGGCAAATATACAGTTTTGACTGCAGGACCATTTGGATTTTTCACGTTTGCCTCTCCTATAAATAATTCTGACGTTGTAACAGTTGAAGTTATCTCTTGGGGCTTTGAAATGCCCAACCCAACTGAACCAGATTGGACTTTGGACAACTTTGGAGAATACCTAGTGGCATCGCCACATTATGGTGAAATTTTCTTCTGGAACCCCGCAGATGCAAGCGGTCATGCCGCTGTCATTCCCAACGCCCCATTGGTTAACGAGGGCTTCTTTGTGGCCATGCCAGAGCGCCAGATCATTGCCTATGGGTCCACGTTCACGGGCTTCCAAGACCCGCTTCTGGTGCGGTGGTGCGATGTTGACAACTTTACCAATTGGATTGGCACGGTCACCAACCAAGCCGGATCATATCGCATCCCCAAGGGTTCAAGGATTGTTGGTGGTCTTCAGGGTCCGCAACAGGGCTTGCTGTGGACTGACCTTTCCCTGTGGTCGATGCAATATATCAACTTGCCTCTGGTCTACTCGTTCAACGAAGTTGCGTCCGGCTGTGGTCTGGTTGGCCGGAAGGCCGCTGGAACGCTGGCTGGCACTGTCTACTGGATGAGCCAAAGCCAGTTCTTCAAGCTATCTGGCGCAGGCGTGGAGCCAATAAATTGCCCAGTCTGGGACGTGATCTTCCAAGACATTGACACCACATATTGGAAAAACGTGGTGTGCGCCCCGAACTCTCGGTTTGGCGAAGTGTCTTGGTACTACCCCAGCAAGTTGAACATCGGCACTGCGCTTGAAGGCGTTGCAACCAATTACGTCAAATACAACGCTTTGCTGAACCAGTGGGATTATGGGACGCTGTCTCGCACGGCGTGGATTGACCAAGGGGTTAACGGGCCACCGATTGGGGCAGGCGGAGACTTTAACATCTACCAGCATGAAACGTCCAACAATGCTGATGGTGCCGCGATGAACTCGTTTTTCCAAACGGGTTACTTTGCCGTCCAAGAGGGCGACCTGAAGACGTTCTTGGATCAGGTCTGGCCCGACATGAAGTGGGGCTTTTACGGCGGCGTTCAAAACGCCAGTGTCGTAATCACCTTCTACACGGTAGACTACCCTGGCGACACGCCAAGGACGTACTCCTTCACGGTCACGCAAGGCACTGACTTTGTCACCCCAAGGTTCCGCGCAAGGCTTGTGGCAATCAGGGTTGAAAGCACCGACCTCAACTCTTTCTGGCGGCTTGGGAATATCCGATACCGCTATCAACCTGATGGGAAGTTCTGATGTCATCGCTTTCAGACATTCTTACGGCTGCCAAGAACATCGCCGTGGCGCTCAATACGGCAGCCCAAACCTATGTGAAGGTTCAGGGCGCGCAAAGGTCTTTGACCTTAACGCCGACTTCTCCAGCGGTTTCACCAGCGGGTGTTCACCTTGTCTCCAGCGGTCAGGGCCGCTTGGCGTCTGTAAGCGTGATTGTCGCCGGATCGGCTGAAGCCATGATCTACGACAGCAACCTGACAACATCCTTGACCAGTGCGCTTGCGGTGGTGGACAATACCCTTGGCGTTACCGTGATCAACATGCCTTACAACAACGGACTGGTAGTGGTCCCAGGCACGGGCATGACCCTTGTCGTATCTTACTCGGAAGGACAATAAGATGCCGCTCAAGAAGGGTTCGTCCCAAGAAACCATCTCCGACAACATCTCTGAGATGGTCAAGTCGGGTCACCCCCAAAAGCAGGCCGTGGCGGCAGCACTTCGCACCGCCCGCGCCCGTGGGGGAAAGGTCCACGAAGGTGCCATCCATAGCTCTGTGGCGGGCCGCACGGACCACCTGCCGATGCACGTTGCCTCCGGCTCCTACGTCATCCCCGCCGACATCATCTCGGCCATGGGGGAAGGCAACAGCATGGCGGGCTTCAAAGTCGCCAAGCACATCTTCAGCCGCCACACCCGCGACATCACCAAGGGTACGCCGTACGGTGAAAGCGGCCTGCCGTACAGCAAGGCTGAAGGTGGTCGCCTTGGGTACTATGACGGTGGTGACACCACAAGCTCAGGTGCCGCACTTAAGTCTGGCCATCAATCCAACATGGCCGCTGGAACGGCAAACCAGATTGCCAAGGCGGCTGATCGCCCCAAGCCCGCGCCTAATTATTCAAATGCCCGCCAGACAGATGGTGGCAATTCTCGCCCCCGCCCCCAAGCTCGTCCGGCAGCGGCAGCACCAGCGCAAGCCGACCGCTACACGGGCCTGTGGGACATGATCAACGGCGGCGGCAAGGGCGCTGGCTATAAGAACCTTGGTGACATGTTTGATGGTGGTGGCATGGGTGCTAAGGGCGACAGACCCGCCTTTGGTGATGTCCTCATGGGCAAGACCAACGGCTACAATAGCTGGCTTGACCGCGTCAACGGTGGCGGCAAAGGTGGATCACTGTTCAACCCGGCACCAAGCGGTGTTGCCGCACCCGCACCAGCCGCAGGAACCGCCGCAGCACCTGAAGGCACTTGGCTAAACAGGAATGCTGGGTTGGTTGGCGCTGGATTGGGAATTATTACGGGTCTT